TACAGTCGAAGAAGCTATGAGGGCTGTCGGTCGGTCAGTAAAGCTTTGGGAGTATTACCGCTCCAGCGACAAAGAGTTCAAAGAGAACGCCGACAAGATTAGAGCTGCCAGAGTATCCAAAGGCAGAATCCAATCCGCCGACTCTCTTACGATGCCTTTCCGTGAGTTTCGCAAGGAATACTTAGAGGCTGAAACTTTTCCACATCAAATGAATATTATCGATCTCTTAGAAGGTCGAGACCCAGCGTGGCTTCACACATCCATGCAATATGAAAAGGGTCGCCCCCAATATGTTCTGGTGAATGTGCCCCCAGAACACGCCAAGTCTATGACTACCTCGATAGATTATCCGGTCTACCGAATCTGTATGGATCCTAATGTCCGTATCATGATTGTCTCTAAGAGTCAGCAGAAGGCAACAGAATTTATCTACGCTATCAAGCAAAGACTTACCCACCCATCGTGGCAAAAACTACAACTAGCCTACGCTGCCGGTTCTGGCTTTAAGTCTAAGTCTGCTACATGGCAAGCAACACAGGTCTATCTTGGAGATGAACTCCGTGACTCTGACCAGAAAGACCCAACCATCCAAGCCATTGGTATTGGAGGTCAGGTCTACGGTGCGAGAGCTGATTTAATTATCCTTGACGACTGTGTAACTATGAGCAATGCTCATGAGTATGAAAAACATATCCGTTGGATCCAACAAGAAGTTTTAACTCGTCTTGGCCCCACCGGTAAGCTTTTAGTTTTAGGAACCCGAGTGGATTCCATCGACCTGTATAGAGAACTCCGTAACGGTGAACGCTATCCAACAGGTCAATCTCCGTGGACATACCTAGCCATGCCGGCGGTTCTAGAGTTTGCTGAATCTCCAGCCGACTGGAAAACCCTTTGGCCTAAGACAGACCGCCCATGGCAAGGTTCTGAAGAAGATCAACCCGGTGAAGATGGTCTATATCCTCGTTGGGATGGAACCCACCTTTCAATGCGAAGGGGTGCCCTAGACCCAAAGACTTGGTCTATGGTTTACCAGCAAGCAGATGTTGATGAAGATTCAACCTTTAATGTTGTATGTGTCAAAGGCTCAATCGATCGTATGCGAATGATTGGCCCTATCGTGCCCGGTAATCCCGGACACCCAGACACAACAGAAGGAATTACCATAGTCGCAGGGCTTGACCCAGCGATTGTTGGTGACACCGCAGCCGTAGTAATGGCAATAGATCGCCGCCGCAAGAAGCGTTATGTACTTGATGCGACAACAATTACTCGGCCTTCGCCACAAGCGATTCGTGATCTCATCACAACATTTACAGACAAATACAAACCAACCGAATGGGTGGTTGAGCGTAACGCTTTTCAGGGCTACCTGACACAAGATGAGAATCTACGAATGTGGCTTGCCAACCGTGGAGTGATGCTCCGGGAACATACAACATCTCGCAATAAGTGGGATGTCGGCTTTGGTGTAGCAGCAATGGCTTCACTATTTGGTTCTGTTGAATCAAATGGTAAGCATCATAGAGATAACTTAATGCACCTTCCTTCCGATAGGCACGAAGGTATTAGGTTGTTAATTGATCAACTTGTTACTTGGTCTCCTGAGACAAAGAATAAGACTGACTTGGTTATGGCACTTTGGTTCTGTGAAATCAGAGCTAGAGAGATCTGCCAATTCGGTGATTATGGTGGTAAGTTTATGAAAAATGAGTTTCTAACTCGTTCAGACCAGAATCGTCAAACGGTTGTAAACCTTGACGAGTGGGCTGCAAGTCGAAAGATAGGTTAAAGAATGCGTACTCCACAAGAGATAGCAGCAAAAGTTGACCGGCTAAAGCGAAACAATATGGATCGTGATCGCCGTATGGCTGATGTACTTGCTGTCCGTCAAGGAAGAATGCAAGATGTTTTCTTTGGTCAGTTCTCAGATGAGTATCCAAAACCTCTCATCGCTAACATGGTCGATATCGCTGCTCGTGACCTAGCAGAAGTAACAGCCCCACTACCTTCAATTAACTGCTCTTCTTCCAATATGTCCTCAGATTCAGCTCGTAAAAAAGCTGATATCCGTACACGCATTGCTAATCACTACGCCAATAAGTCAGATTTACAGCTCCAGATGTATGCAGGTGCCGACTGGTATTACACCTATGGCTTCTGTGCCGGAATGATTGATATTGATTTTGAAACAAATAACCCAAGAATCCGTCTACTTGACCCATTTGGTCTCTATTATGAGAAGGATCGCTTTGGATCTGTAACCTGTGTATCTCGTAATATGTTTATGGATACTGAATCCATCGTCTATCAATACCCAGAACATACAAATAAGATTCGTCAGAAGTATCGTGGTCAAAGTGCAGTAGTTAATCTAATCCATTATCACGATAAAGATCAGGATATGTTGTTCATTCCAGATCTAGATAACCTTGTTTTATCTAATACCCCTAACCTTATCGGTAAAGTTCTTATAGATGTAGCCGAACGCCCAACTGTTGATGGTCAAACTCGTGGTCAATTCGATGATGTATTACCTGTGCAGATGGCTAAGGCTCGCTTTGCACTCTTGCAACTAGAAGCTGCCAAGAAATCGGTAGAAGCACCGATTGCTATTCCACCAGATGTCCAAGAGTTTGCCCTTGGCCCAGATGCTTTACTTCGTTCTAACACTCCAGAGAGAATCCGTAGAGTTCCTATTGAACTTCCATCGGGTGTATTCGCTGAATCATCAGCATTGGAACGAGAGCTTCGTATGGGATCTCGTTATCCAGAGGGTCGTACCGGACAAATTGATGCATCTATCGTTACCGGTCGTGGTGTTCAAGCCCTTATGGGTGGCTTTGATTCACAAGTTAAAGCAGCACAAGCAGTCTTTGCTCGTTTCTTAGTTAACCTTATTGGTATTGCTTTTGAAGCAGATGAAAAGATATTTGCTAACGATCGCAAAACTATTCGTGGTAGCGATGATGGCACTCCTTATGAATTAACCTACACACCAGCTCGTGATATCAAGGGTGATTACACCGTTGATGTTCAATATGGTTTGATGGCAGGACTTGATCCTAATCGTGCAGCCATCTTTGGTCTACAACTTCGTGGCGACAAACTTATTAGCCGTGACTTCCTACGCAGAAACCTTCCATTCTCAATCAATGTTACTCAAGAAGAACAAAGAGTTGACATTGAAGATCTCAGAGATTCACTTAGGAATGCTGTATCGCAATATGCAACAGCCATTCCTATGCTTGCTACCCAAGGTGGCGACCCAACAGAAGCTGTCAAGCGTATTGCTGACATCATCAATGGTCGTCAAAAGGGTGAAACTTTGGAGCAGATAGTCGCTAGTGCATTTGCTCCGCAAGAACAGCCAGCAGTTTCTGCGATGGCCCCCGGTGCTTCGCAACCATCACCTATGGGTATGGTTCCGGGAGCGGCCCCGGCTGCTGGCTCCCAAATGGTTGCTGGGCCCGGACAGTTTTCAAGAAGAACGGATCTAGCACAAGGTGGTCAACCTGAAATGGCACAACTATTAGCTGCCCTAACTGGGGCTGCTTAATCCAACAGGAGGAAATATGTTCGGAACAAAGAAAGGCAAAGTCGCCCCAGCATCAGTTCTTGGCCCTAAAAAGGGTAAGGGATCTGCAAAGGGTAAGGCAGGAATGCAAAAGCTTGGTCAAACAGGCAAGGCTGCATCTGCTGGTGGCAAGAAAGTTAAGTAACAACTTATAGGAGGTCTGCCAATGGATTCAAACGAAGAGTTTGATGAACTTGAAGATATGTTTCCATTGGCAAGACCTGCTAAAAGAATAGATTTTTTATACGCAATCTCTGCGTTGATGTATAACATTAGTAGTTCTTTTGCGGAATTTTTCTCTTTGATATCTAAGATTGTTTATTCACATTCAGTAAACGAATCTAAGAAGCGATACATGTGGGAAAAGTTCTCCAAGGATATTGAAAAAATGGAGGCTAACAAAGATGGCTGAAGCATACACAGGTAAACAAGCAGCTCAGTACATCCCCGGTGGAGCTTATGGTGAAGGTGGAGAATTAATGGCCTTTCAAACTGCTCCCGGTGTAAATATGGCAGCCTCAGAAGTATCTGCTGAACAAATGGGTGCAGTTGCTAACGCAGTTCCTATGGCAAAACCAACATTGAATTTTAATACACCTAACCCAAATCGTGATGTTCCTATTACAGATGGTGCATCTTTTGGCCCGGGTCGTGGATCAGAGGCATTGCCTATTCCACCACAAGCAGTAGATCAAACTGCACAATTAATTTTATCTTTAGCAGAGCTATATCCAGATCCAGATTTAACCAGATTAGCTGCCCAAGTTAAGGCA